ATGTACGCATTAGCGGAGAGGCCGGCCGTTTTGTACGCCTCGTCGGCGTACTTCTTCATCTTGTCCGCAGAAGTATCAAAGAGCTTCTCGATACCACCGATGTTCTGCTGGTAATCTGCGTAGTTGGAGATGACGGCCTTGCCCAGCGCCAGGCCGGCTCCTGCCGCTGCGGTGCTCAGGCCGACCAGCGCGGCTCCGGCGGCCTTTAGCCCGCCACTGGCCAACGCCTTGAGCTTGGAGTCGCTTGTGGTCGCGCCGTCGGCCACCCCGGACAAGCCCTTGCTAACCGCATCTGCCCCGTCAAGGCTTAGCTTGATGCGAACATCATTGTCGGCCATGTCCACCTCCCTATTCCGGTATCGGCTCGTTGTACCCCTGCGCTAGCCAAAAGACGCCTAACCCAGGATCTGGGCCCTTGCCGTCGTAGTACTCCTTAAAGGGCCCACTATTCGCTTGTCGCCACATGGATTGGCCTGTGGCGATAGCCTGTTGTGCCGGACAGTCCCAAGACCACGCGGTGTAGTCTTCCGGTGCTTCTGCCCGCCCCAGCAAGGGGTTGTGCGTGTGCTGGCTCATTGGCCGGCCACACCCCGGGCACTTCGTCTCCTTTAGCTGTTTCCATTGGGCGATGACCTCTAGGTCGAGTTCATCCCATATGCCGGGCAGGTCCCCCAGGAGACTGTTAGGGGCCCTGCCCGACGTTATGGCCAAGTCCAGGAGTACTCTCAGTCTTGGGCCGACTTCGTAGGGCGGATGGTTACCTTGCCCCCCGCGTTCTGCCAGTCCATGAAGGCGCCGATCACCGCAAGCAAGGTAGCGCCCGACAGCACACACAGGTCACTCTTGGACGACACCAGCTTGTAGTCGGTGCTGAGCGGTTCAGTGCACTCTTCGGAGCCGTAGATGCCCACGAACGTGTCTGGCAGGACCTTCTCGTACTGGTCGATCGGCTGGACACCCTGCTGTTTGGCCAGCGAAGCCCACAGCAGTAGTGGCACCGGCTTGAACCGAACCCACACGTAGGCCACTTCCGGCTCCAGCTCCTTGACCTTTGCCTCTAGCGAGTCCACCGAATCGGACAGGAAGCCCTGCCCGCCGGCGAGCATGCGCACGGCCTTGGCCTTCTCCAACTCCTTCTTGGCGTCTTCGTACTCTTGCGAGTAAACGCCGGTGCCAAGGTCGACTTGAAGCGTAAGGGTATCACGGCGCCGCTCCTCAACCGCGGCTTTGAGCTCTTCATAAGTGCTGAACATGAGAGTAGTCTCCTTCTTCTGTAAGGTTATGCCGAGATAGCTACGGCAGTGTTGGAGCGGGCCAGCACGGTGATATGCACCGTCAAGCCCACGAAGGTGTTGTTGGCCTCAGCCGGGTCTACAGACGTGACGATGCACTTCCAGACCCACACCATCTGGCCGGTGGCAAGCGCCTGTCCGTGAGGCAGGCCGTCTCGGCGCCAGATGTAGATGGTGTCGCCCACGCCGAGGGCCGAAAGCAAAGCCTGGTCGGCTTGGCCGGTGCCCTTGATGAGCAAGTCATCGATGGAGTGGGTAGTGCTGGTCGGCAGTTGCTCACTCTGCGTGTCGCAGAGCCAGTCAATCGTCTCCGAGTCCGTGCTGGACGTGCCATTGAAGGTCGTGATGGCGCAGTCGATCGACACACCATCCGACAGTTCCGCAAGATGCGGGTTGTTGATGTCAGCCACGGCCTCGACGAGTCCGACGGCGATGTTTCCGCGACTAAGCTGCGTCGCTGGGCTCCACGGTGTCAGTGCCATGGTGTTCACCTTTCCTATTCTTGTTATCTTGCAGGGCCTTCGCTACCGACGTCCGGTAGTGAGGCGCGTACCCGTTGATAGTCTCACCGGGCTTCAGGTCCCGCACCTTGATGTGCCGGGACTTGTCGAAGCGCGAAGCGCTGATGGCGTAGCGCNNTCTGTTTGTTGTCTACGATGATTCCGCTCATTGTGATGCCTTTCCGAACGACACAGTAACCATGGACTCGTACGCGCCCTCAACCACCGCTCCGCTGTATCCCATAGAGGCGGTGGCTTCAGTGCCGGCAATGGCCAGTCCGTCAAGCGACGCGATAGCCGAGAGCGCCATGTTGAAGCTGGCCTCAACAGAGCCAGCCCTACAGTACACCCCAATGGTCACAGATCGGCTCCAGGACGCCCCGGACAGGGGAACCTGGTCTGGAACCAACGCGACCGGCCGGACTACCCCATATGGCAATCTGGCGTTGTTGTGCGCGTACCCGATATAGGCCGGGAACTGGAGCTCTTGGACGATACTAGCCAACATCACAGGTCCAGCCCGTTCATCTTGAACACGTCGCCGGCTTGCTTCTTAAGCTCCGTCGCCGCCTTGATGTGGAATGGCCGGGCCTTCATCCGGCTGGTGCCGAGCGCCACGTACGGGGCGTACTGCACTGTCGGGCCGATGAGATAGCTGGTGGCGCTCTCGCGCTCCGCGGTCGTCGAGTTGAGCATGGTGCCCGTCTTGACGGCATGGTACTCGTGTATCTGCGTCTTGACGAGCCCGACACCCACCTGCGCAAGCATGCCCAGCGCCCTGTCCACATTGGGGCCCAAGTCTTGGGCGGCCTTTGCGTACCGGCTGGCCAGCTGGCTGATGGTGATGCTCACATCGACTCCTTGCCCTGCTGGTCCACTGCCGTGAAGTCGCTGGCCACGGCCTTGCGGATGAGTGCCAGCCCGTTCTGGCTGACAGACTCCACCAGGAACCGCCGGCCGGTAAGCGCCGGCTCGCGCTCGCACTGGCCCACCTCAACTACCATCCCAGGGTCGAGCACGACGCCCGGCCCCACTTTGATGGAGTAGTTGGACTGGCTGATACCACCGTCTGCATTGGGCAACGTCACAGTCTGCACCAGGCCCGGCACGCCAAGCGCCACCGGGCTCAGTCCACGCGTTACCGTAAAGTCGCCGTTGGTGATGGTGTCGCCCGGCGTGTACAGGTTCAAGACGTCCACGAGCAAGTACCGCAGGTTGGCAGAAGCTTCAGCCAAGGTCTGTGTCAATGTCATACTCGCCTCCCATGTGCCGGTGATGGGCGTGTGGCAGAAGCCGTACGTCCACCGGGGTGAGATAGTCGCCCTGCTGTTGCGCCAGGATCGGGCTCAGGCTGGCGTAGAACGCCCTGAGGCTGGCCCAGTCCGGAGCCGAGGTAGACACACTGGTCCCCTCGCTCTGCGCAGTCGTTACCTGTGGCTGGGCGGCCATCACGGAGACCAACGACCAGGCCGCATATGCCGCGTCGTAGGTCTCCGTGTAGCCGTCAGTCCCTGGCCACTTTCCGCTTGCGTCCGGTACCAGGCTTGCTTCCGCCGCCGTTGTCAGGAGCTGGTCCGACAGACTCTCTGAGTTTNNCCTGTAGCAACTCCCGCAGCTTCGTCAAGTCCATCTTTCAGCTCCTCTCTGTGTGTCCCGCGACCGACCAGGCTGAGGCCCCGCTGTTCCGAGACCTCAAGCACCTGGCCATCGCTGTTCCTGACTACCCGCATTACGCACCGGTGCCCGGAGCCACAACCGCGAACGGGTAGCCGCCGGCGGCCTCTGGGTTCACAGGATCGAACAGGGCGTAGGCCACGCGGAACGTGACGCGGAGCGCCAGAGCGTCTTCCTGCCCTAGGTGAATGGTCGTACCGCCAGACTGCAGGGTGGCCTGGTCAAGCACCTTGAACGACATGTCCTGACGAACGCCGATGTGGACGTAGCTCATGTTGCCGACCAGCGCCGTGGCGGTAGCCGAGTTCCAGGCACCGTTGGTCACGGGGTGGAACGGCGTGCCGAACACAGTCGCGATGGAGTTGGGCATGGAGCTAATCTCCGACACGAAGATTGGCGCGCCACTGTCGTCGCGCAGACCGCGGAGGGCCGAACGGAGCGAGCGCTTGCCGGCCACACCGGTGACGTCGTAGCCGTCGTCCTCCACCAGCGCGAAGGCGCTGTTGAGCTGGTTGGCGATGTCGCCGGCACCGGACGCACCGGAGTAGACGACATTGCCGGCCGCGATGGCGCCTGGAATGACGGCGTTATCAGTCCACTGAGCCGGCTTGTTGACGCCGAAGAGCACAGCCTGGTCCAGCATGGCGCCGAACGCGGTGGCGATGCCCGGGCGGATAGCCCCCCAGACGTCGTAGCTGGAGTCATCGATCACTTCTTCAGGAAGCGGGATGACCGTGCTCATGGGCACGGCGACCATGTACTTCGGAGTGACGGCCCAGCCGGACACGTTCTTGCGCCGGGTGGTGGAACCGAGGTCACCGGACTCCCAACCGGCGGTGGGGAGGATGGAGACGAGGGGCGTGCGAGTCTTGCCCTTGCTCATCGTCTCCTGCTTGAAGCCACTCAGGGAGAGGCTCGCACGAGCCGCCTCCTGCACGACTTCGGTGGAGTCCTGGGTAGCCAGGAGGGCCTCCACATCAGCGAATGCAACCATGATATAAGTCCTTTCGTGTTGTTATCGTGCTGCGTTGATCGCGGCTCGCAACACTTCGGAGATGGACGGTCCCTGTGCCTTGTCTTCGCCGGCCTTGGCGCCAAGCGCCTGAGCCGTCTGGGACGGGTGGGCCTTGTTCCAAGCATCAACCAGCTTCTCCACAGGGTCATCCGTCTCGAACAACTGCTGTGCGAACGTCCGGCTGTCGAGCAGGCTCGCCAGTGACCCGCCGCTCTTGAGCAACAGGGCCTCCAGGCGGTCATACTTGCGCTGGACTGCGGCCTGCGACTTCTTCGCCTCCTCCAGGGACGCGGCGTTAGCCTTGACCTGCTCAAGTTCGGCCTGCAGAGCCTTGCGCTTATCGCGCTCGGTGTACAGGTCCTTCAGCAGGGCGTCCTTGTTGAACGGCGGTTCAGGTGCCGTGGCCGGCTGTGAAGTGTTGGTGGCCACCGCCTGCTGAGCCGGGGCCTGAGTGGATGCCGGCGGAGCTACTGGGGCGGTTGTCTGGGTAGTAGGTGGCTGTGGCGCCGTCTCGGCGGTGTCGGCCATGTCTATCTCCTTGCTATTGCGAGCTACAAACTGGCGCCCTCTCGGCCCAGTCATACGCCGGTATGCCGTCTCAGCCTACCGACCTACTACAGTATACCGCGTCCATGCGGCTCTTGTACAGCGTATGCGTCACTTCTTCACTATGGCCTTTATGAGCCATACGCCGTTCTTGTCTTTCGTTACGCCGGTGACCAGGAGCTTGGTGCCGGGCGCCAACAGCACTTCGTTCTCGTTTTTGTTGGAAGACACAGGCTTCAGCCAGCCACCCTTAGTGCCTTTCGGGCAGTCTATGTCCAGTAGGACGTCGCCGGACAAGGGCTTAAACCCAGAGGCGCCGCCCTTGGTGATGGTGGTGCTCATGGCGCCCTTGTCAGTGACCACCTTGCCTACCAGCTTGTTAAGGTCTTCCTCACCGAACGCCTTGGCGATATTGCGCTTGAAGATCTTGCGCTGGACGCTGATAGGCTTGGTAATCTCGGTGGACGACAACACTTCGGATAGGCGGTTAGCCTGCTTGGTTATGCCGGCCAGCAACTCGGCGCTGGCCCCTGGTATGGCCTCGCCACGCAACACGGCGTTGTACGACTGGTACCACGACCCGCTATACCTGCGCAATAGGCTCACGTCGTCAGGTGACAGCGTAGCCAAGTTCTGGCTCACACAGCTGGGCATGGCGGCCTCTCGCTCCTTATTGGATAGCTTCCACCAGTCCTTATCGCCCATGCCGGTAGTCGCGTCCAGGGCCTCTTGTGGCTTCTTGAGCTTGGGCACCAGCGTACACCGGCCATTTGGGTGATCGAGCATTGTGCGATCTTTTATGACCTTGCCGTCCTGGTCCAAGCACCACTTGCAGGTACCGGGGCCGTGCTCGGCCTCCCACACCATCTCCATCTGGCCGGCATCGACGTACTGGCCGGCCTGGTTCCACGCGTTGCCCCAATACGCTCTCACCACTTCTGTGCGCGCCGTGAGCTGTAGCTTGCGAAAGCTGGGGTCTAGCGCCGACTTGAACATGGCATTGCCGATGTCGGCCGCGTTCAGGCCTGTGGCTATGCCGGCCCTAATCGCCGCCTGCTGGAGTTGGGTTACGAACTTGAGACTGGGGCTGTTGAAGTTCAACGGCAGTGCCTTGGGCACAGGGAAGCCGGCCTTGAACCCCAGCCGGGCGGTCTCCCCGCCGTACTTCTGCACAATGGACGCCTGAGCGCCGGCCAGCTCGTTGACCGCCTTGGACAGGTCCTTGCCAACGGCAAGTTCGGACACCCACTTGAGGTAGTTGGAGCGCATGGCGCTCTCCATCTTGCCGGTCGGTATCGTCCCCATCGCTCAGACCCTAAGAGGCAGGCGAGGGCGCAGGGTCAGCCGGCCGCGCCCCCGCCGCGGTAACTCCTTGTGGCTGGCCGGCAATCTGGCCGGGATTGCTCGCATATGCGGCAATCTGGTCCGGCGTCATCATGGAGGCGCCGTCGTCCAGGTACTCGTCCAGGTCTACGCCGGGCGTCACGACTTCGGCCACATACTCAAGCGGGTAGCCCATCTGAGTGAGGGCCAGGCCGTGGGCGTCCATGGCATCCTGCAGTAGGTCGTCGCCCTCGGGCCACAGGCTATCCTCCGCCGGCACCCCGAGCAAGCCGGCCAGCTCCCTCAGCTGTGGCTCGATCGAGTCGCGCATACGCCCCACCTTCTTGTTGAAGCGGGCACTGAGCTGTTTCAACGCTGTGCCGGAGGGAACGTCGGAGCTATTGAGGCTGAGGTAGAACTGAGGGATACCGCTAATCTGCCCCATCCGGCCGACCAACTTGTCGTGCTGGCTGAGCATATCGTTGAGATTGGACGGGTCGAGCTGGCCGAAAGGCCCTTCCGAGGAGCTCGTGAAGATGCGGGTGGCCTCGCCCTTGCGCCTCGTCTCGGTCACAGGGTGCTCGAAGCCCACGCTCTCATGCACATAGGGGTTGACCGGGGGCTTCTGGTACTTGAGCAGGTACCAGAACGGCCGGGCGTACATTTCCGATACAAGAGTTTGGTCGACAATGCTGTGATTGATGCGATCCTGCAGGGGCGCCAGCATCCGGCCCAGGCCCTTGTCGGTCAGCGCGAACCGGTACAGCAGGCCTCGGCTCTCTTCGATGAACTGATAGCCGTCGCGCGAAGCCGGCTTCAGGTCTTCCGGCACCTGCTTGCCCCACAGCTCCTGCCGGCCGTCCCCCCAAGCGAACACCACGTAGTCCATCATGTCCTTGAGGGAGCGCGTGAAACTGGCCGCAATGGTGAAGGTGTCGTCGCTGATGCACTCGAACCGCTCCGGGAAGTGCGGCTCGCCGGCGTTATCCACCACGCAGATGGCCTCGCCTCGCAGGAGCAGAGGCACCACGGCCTGGGTGAACGGCCTTAAGGCCTCCGGGTCTGGCTGCAGCGCCTCGGCGTACAGGTCTATCACAGCCTTGAAGTAGTTCTCCGGCGTGTACTCGACCTTCGCCATCATCTCGTTCACGTATGCCTGCCAGCTCTGGCCGTACAGGGAGTAGCTCATCTTGCCGGCATACCAGGTCGAGAAGGTCTCGGTCTGCTGGTCCAGCAGGGTGCGTCGTATGTCTGTCATGGCCCTATCCTATCCTATCCTGTAGTAATCAGATGGGCTGAAGCCCAGTATACCCTGTGTCATCGCATCCACCTGGTCATCGTGCGCGCCGGCCGGGAACTCATCTAGCTCGGCCAGGAAGCCGTCGTCGTACGCCCCGTCCACAATCTTTACCTTGCCGGTGTCAACATAGGGCTGGCAGGCCAGCGCCCGGACCTCCTTGGAGCTCCTCGGGACCACGGGGGTGATTGGCAGGCGCTTGCCGAGTGTGTCTATGAGCGCGGCGCCATTGGCCGCCTTCTCCACAAGCACCCGGGCGGTCTGTGGCCACCTGGCGGCCATCCTGAGCACCCTGTCCACCGTTTCGGTGAAGGAGTAGTGCCCGTGGTCGGAGTCGAGCAGGTAGTAGTCGTCGCCTCGCTTGCCCCACACCTGGCCGGCCACGTAGTCGGCCCCGCTCTCCCCGCTGAAGGCCAGGTCCCAGGAACAGCACACGTCCATGTCGACGGTGGTCCAACGCCGGCTCCCGTCGCGCTTCACAAGTTCATCCGNNTTGACGCGCACAAGCTTGTTGGGGTCTAGTATCTTGCCGGCCACCGCCACAGGGGAGCCTTGGTACAGCGCCCGCCAGAAGTATTCGCTCAACGAGTCCCGGACCTGGGCCCACTGAGCCCCCGTCCTGCCCCGCACGGACTCCAGCCAGTCGCCTATCTCCCGGCCCAGCAGGTCGCCTTCGGTCTCGCAGATGGCCGGCACGTTGTATATGGGCCAGCCATCGCTGTGAAGCCGGCCCGCCAGGTCGTCCTTGTGCCACCTGGTCATGATGACGAGCACGCCGGCGCCGGGTGCGAGGCGCGTCAGGGCCACGGACTGCCACCAGTCCCACACCGACTCCCTGGCCCGGGGGCTTCTGGCCTCGTCGGCCGACTTCACGGGGTCGTCAATGACGAGCAGGTCCACCGCCCGGCCCGTGAAGCTGGAGCCGACGCCCACACTCGTGTAAGTGGAGCCGTTGTCGATACGCCAGTTGCTCGCCCGGTCGTCGCCGGCCACGGTCACAGGCCCGTACAGCCTCTTGCACAGCTCTCTGGCGCGCCGGCTGAAACCCATCGACAGGTCCAGGCTGTACGAGGCGTCCGCCACCTTGAGCCCGGGCCTCTTCATCATCGCCCACACGGGGAAAAGCACAGAGCACCGCGTCGACTTGCCCTCCTGGGGCGGTGTCGAGATAAGGATGCGCTCGCCGGCGAGCGCCCTGGCGCACAGGGAGTCTATCAGCCTCAGCATGGGCGTCGTGGCCATGCCGGCTTTGGAGGCGAGGCCCTCCATGGTGTCGCCCTCCAGCTCCTTGATGAGCAGGTCCAGCTCCTCAGCCGTCCATCCCGCCAGCATGACGCCTCGCCTCCCTCGCAAGGTGCAGCATTACCTCTTCGTCGCTGAGGTCCGGCAGGCTCCTCGCCGCGGCTATAGCCTCCCTCATGTCATTGGCATACTCGCGCCTAGACCTGACCTGTGCCCTCACGAGCGCCTCATTGGTGTCGATGTTAATCTGCGCGCCAAGTATCTTCAGCAGGTCGCGCTCAGCTTCCCACAGCTTCTGCAAGTATATGCTCTGCGACGTCGTGAAGGCCTTTTTGACTTCACGCCCTCCGAAACCGATGGAAGACTCCTTGATCGACGCCGCCGACTCGCGACGCCCATAACANNTGCCTCGTCCGCGTCATCCTCGGCCATGTGCCTGAGCTCGCGTATCTCCGCCAGCTTCCGCGCCGCCAGCTCCGCGACCATCTCCGCGGCGCTCCTGAAGTCGCCGTCGACCATCCCCCTCAGAATGTCATCGCCCTGCGCCACCGCCATCCTTGCGGCCTCGGCCTCGTCTCTCGCCTCCTTCATCCGCCTTGCGCCGGCAGACAGGTGCTTGGCGCAGTACGCCTTGCCCTGCACGGCGCGCTTGCCGCATCGGGCGCCATCCCGATACAGCTTCCGGCAGACAATCACAGACATGTGACTATCTTACCGCATCCGGCCCAAAACGTACACACGCCCGGAGGGGGCTTGGAGGTATCCGCTGTGAGGGTCGCCCCACCGACGCGCCCGAAGGGCAGCGGAGGGGGGCGACAGACCCGTCGGATATATCGGAGGGCTATTTCCGGAGGGCCCCCTTCCGGAGCCCCATAGTGTAATAGTCGCTACGGCGTAAACGCCTACGCGACTTATATACTCCCCGCAGTCTATACCCCAAAAACGGGTTACCCCCGTTTGGGATTGCGTGCTACTATGTCCGACATGAACACTGATGTGCTGACCGCGCTTTGCGGTAGGAAAGACTTGACCGCCGACGAGGCCCGCGACGCCCTGGTGGCGCTGGGCGCCAGGGACAAGCCCCTGCCCGGCTGGGGCGCCGGCTCCACCTGGTACAAGAAACGGGCACATGCGCTGGCCCGGTTGGGCCGGCTAGTCGCATCGGCCAGGGGCATAGACCCCGGCACTGTGACTGCGGCAGCCCCGGTGTGGAAACTGGCCCGGCTTCGTCTGCTGGCGCCATGGGATTCGGCGAGGCCCGGCTGGCTTCCGTCGCCCGCTAACGCCACGGACAAGCTACTGGCAATGCCCCGGGGCCGGCTTGTCAGCGCCGGCAAGCTACTGCGCCACTGCGACCGCGAGTGGCCCATGAGCGCCGAGGAGCTCCTGTGGTCCTGGCCGGACACCCGCCGGGACATCGCCGGGTCACTGCGCGATGTTATCGGCGTCATGGACGCCGGCGAGGCCGACGACGACCTGGCGCGCGCCATCGAGCGGCAGACGCGCTAAGATAGACCTCAGGCATACGCGAGACGAGAGTAAGGAGACAATATGCCCATCGACAAAGATTACAAGAAGCTGGCCGTCAAGGCCCTGCAGGCGCCCGTGACCGAGGGCCCGCGCGGCCACCCGGTGCGAGAGGTCGGCCCCACGACGCTGCAGTTCATCACCCCGCCGTTGCCGTCGGCCCGCAGGGCTTCCGTCAGCATCGCCCAGCAGGAGCTGGCTTGGATGATCGGCGGGTGCGCCAGAGAGGGCAGGTCGGCGCAGGTCACACCTGACGTCGAGAACATCTGGTCGCCGTGGGATAAGGCCGGCTACGGCCTCGGCCCCGTGTACGGCGTCCAGTGGGATTCGTGGCGGTACGTCGACGACGAGCACGGGCCCGACTCGCTCAACCAGCTCGACCTGCTCATCAGCGGGCTGAAAGCCGACCCGATGAGTCGCCGGCATGTCCTCACAATGTGGCAACCCGGCGAGCTCGACCAGATGGCACTTCCGCCGTGCCCGATGATGCACGTCTTCAGCATGTTCCAGGGCCGGCTCTGGCTTAGCGTCTTCGCCAGAAGTACCGACATCGTGTGCGGGCTTCCTGTGGACCTGCTGGAGGCCTACATGCTCAACCGCATGGTCTGCGCCGCAACCGGCTTGCGCCCTGGAGGCGTCATGTTTACGAGCGCTAACATGCACCTCTACCACGGCCACGAGCAGATTATGGAGCTGTACCTAGACCCGCCCGGCTTCGATGCAGACCCTCAGCTGGTCTGCCTCAAACAACAGGAGCTCAAGCGAGCAGGCGACTTGTCGCCAGTGGACGGGCGCGACTGGAAAGCAATCGACTACCGGGCCCCGATCGTGCATGCGGAGGTCCTGGTATGAGCGCCATGAAGTACAAGGGCTGTGTCTTCGCCATGCTAGAAGACTCACCAAGAGAGGTGTCCGCCAGCACTGTGGAGCTATTCGCCGACGCCCTGCGCGACGCCATGGAGAACGCCCCGACGCGGTCGCTCAAAGACGTGGCTAGGTACCTGGTCACCACCACTTTCAAGGACGTCTCCGACACTCAGCACAGGTACAACGCCTTCCGCTCGGCGATGGTGCACCTGAACATTGACGTCAAAGGCTCATTCTGGCGCTTCGCCCGGATGGCTTGGGCCATGCACAAGAAACACGACAGCGAGTACTGGAAGGGCGTTGCTCACGGGCTATCGGCGTCGGCCGTGGTGGTGGCGTCGCCAATGACGTTAGGCAATGACCTCAAGATTGCCCTATTCAAGGGGCAAGCCGAGTTGCAAGAGGAGTTGAAGGCGCATGCTAAGCGTGGGTGACAAGGTGTGGAAGCCCGATGACTACCAGTTCCCCGGGACTGTGGTCGCGGTGTTCCACACGCTGGACCAGACGAAGGAGCTGTATGCCGTGGAGTGCTCGGAGCTTCCCGGCTTGATCCACATCTTCGAGCGATGCCAGCTTGTGAAGGTGGCGAGTCTTGATGAACTATGACGATAGCCTTGTCAATATCTTCGACATGCAGAAGACGTTGGAAGCCGGCTACGGCTACGACTTCACGGAGATGGGGCACGTGGAGCGCCTCCAGTTCATCAAGGACATGCTCATTGCATGCGAGGACGAACTGCACGAGGCGTTGAACGAGCTGAACTGGAAGCCGTGGTCCACGGCCACACCGCCTGCCGGCGCTTGGCTGTACAAGCGCGGGGCAGCCAGCTTCCAGGGCGAGCTCATTGACGCACTGCACTTCCTGGTCTGCTTGATGCTCGCTTCCGGCTTGACGCCGGAGCAGGTATACACCAAGTACACCACCAAGGCGCGCATTAACCTTGAACGCCAGAGGTCCGGCTATGACTCCACCGCCGGCAAGTGCAAGCGATGCAAGGTTGACCGCGGAGACCTTGTATCCGCCAGCGTAGANNACGTAGACCCGGACACTGACGCGTGCAACCAATGGTACCGCCACGAGTGGGCTTAGCATGTGGGCCCCGAAGGTCCCGCCCAGGCCATACCAGAAGGGCGCCGTAGCTTGGCTGGCCAAGCGAGGCTACGGCGCTCTTTTGCTGGACACCAGGACTGGTAAGACTAAGATTGCCGTCGACTGGCTGAGTTGGCTGGCGCAGAACCGCGGGGTGGACACAGTGGTGGTCATCTGCCCGAGGCTTGCAATGGACGTGTGGATTGATGAGCTGGAGAAGAACTGGTGGGGGCCGGACTACCAGCTGTACGACCTGCGCCGGCGAGTTGACAGGCAGAGCCCTAACCGCAAGAGGCTGTGGCCCACTAAGGCTATGTGGGCCAACAAGGCCATGCGGATAGTGCTCGTAAACTACGAGCGCTTCAGCATCGAGTGCCAGGACGTGATGCGGGGCATCCACAGCCTGGACAAGGGCAAGTCGGCCGTCGTGCTGGACGAGTCGCACGCTATCAAGAGGCCGGCTTCCAAGAGGTCACGCAGAATCACAGGCCTGGGGGCATCGTTCGAGTATCGCGCCTGCCTAACGGCCACCCCTGTGTCTAAGCGAGGCCGGATTGACGAGGTGTACCCGCAGTGGGTGTTCATAGACCCGTCTATACGTGAGCGCTGGCCCACGGCCAAGAGCTTCCGCGAGTACTTCGGCGAGTGGGATGACTCTGCCGGCTTCCCGCGGTTCGTACGGCCCTTACACACGGCTGAGTACACCGAGCTCATCGCCGAAAACTCCATTGCGCTCACGCGCGAGGCCGCACTTGGAGTGGAGCCGGTCAAGTACCAGGAGCACCTTGTCGGCCTGCCGGTGGACCTGCACGCCCTATACTTGGCCATGGCTAAGGACAAGCCACAGGAGCTGGCAGAAGCCGGCCTCACACCGCCGGAGCATGTGTTCTCAAAGTTCTCGATGTCTCAGCGCATGGCAGATGGGTGTGTACCGCTCGCCGGCGGAGGCTACCGCGTCTGGAGGCACAAGCTGGATAAGGCGGTGGAGCTGGCGCTGGAATCGCCCAAGAGCATCATCTGCTGTAACTTCTTGGCTGAGCTTGAGCTGGTAAGACGGGCGCTCGAAGCCCAAGGCCGGCCAGTGGTCAAGGTAAGCGGTGAGACCAAGCGCAAGAACGGCGAGCTGGACAGGTTCGCCGGCATGGACGTAGCCACACTGGTCGTACAGCCTTCTGTCGTGGCGGTGGCTGTAGACCTTAGCTGTGCCGACCGAGTGGTGTGGTACTCGGTGCCGACTAGTTGGATCCTATTCAAGCAGATGTCGGACAGGATCGCCCTCAATCCCAAGGCTCCGACGGCGCACATAGTGCTGGCCCTGGGCACGTCCGACGGCCCGCTGTACGACAGTCTGGTGGACGCCCGGGGCTACAGGTCCGAGCTATTGGCAGACCCGGAGGCCTTCCTGTTGGGCCGTTGCCAAACCGTTGCCAGCTTGTAAACCCCTCTGGGTTTACAACTCGCCGGCTGTGCGGTAAAGTATTTCTTGTGAGCGCAACAAGGCGCTTGCAGAGATGAGAGGAGCTCGATATGGCCATCTGCCTAGAAGGCCCAGACGAGGTGGGCAAGTCAACGATAGCCTCGCTGTTGGGAGGTCCTGGTGAGAAACTGCCAGGAAACGCGGTCAGCGGAGTGTATGACCGCTCGTGGGTCACGGACTACGTGTACCGCTTGGCCATACCTACCCACGACTGGAGCGAGTTCCAGATTCAGGCCCCATTTGCCGCGGCTAACGTCGACCTGGTGGTGATACTGCCGGGTGACAAGCTGACATTCGACTTCATGGAGAAGCCGTGCAGAGAGCACGGCTACTCCCCAGCTGATTACCAGCGGGTGAACTACACATACATGTCGGCATACGACATGCTGGCTATGTCAGTCCGACTGCGGTCGCGGCTGTTCAAGTCGGTCTCACTCCTCCAATGGGAGGAGGGAGAGTTGCGTATCGTCAAGGCCAGTTCGGCGTATCATAACGCCACTAGCCCAGCCCAAGCGGTCATAGAGGCCGCGAAACAATACAAGGCCAACAACAACAACTAAGAAGATAATCATGGCCAAGACAATCAAACACCTGGTAGACGCCCTTGAGGGCGCGGGACACCCGAAGAGCCCTGCGATGGTGAGGTACTACCTCGCCAGCAGGGACATCAAGCCCACGGAGAAGATTGGCT